ATGCGCTTGATCGGATTTTTGACCAATGTGAGGAAATAGAGGCGCATCTGCCGAAAGGCGATCCTGACAGAACTGGTTACAAAATGTATCCGGACTATATGACAGTGTGGAAATATCTGCATCAATTGCCATCAGCAGAGCCTGAGAGGAAGACAGAAAGGTGGATTCCTTGCAGTGAACAGTTGCCAGAAGGCATAAGACCTGTGATTGTCACATGGAAGAATACAGACCCTAAATCGTACTATCAGTACATTGTCGGGAAACACTACACGGGAACTGCTTGTTACAAGAATGGTAAATGGTACTGGTACTCAAGCACTACGGAAGACATGCTTGCAGAATATGGTCGATATGATTCCGAAGAATTTGACGAAGCCATTGAGTGCATTGCATGGATGCCGTTGCCAGAAGCCTACGGAGGACAAGAAGATGAGTGAGTTGGTGCGATACAGATTCTGCACAAGGGCTATTGAAGACTTCCGACCGCTTGTTGACATGAAACCTATCGGGATGCCGTGGTGGTGTACGGGGTTTGCTCACGGACATGTGACAATCGTGTGCTATCTGCCAGAAAACGAGCCGCTTAAGAAATATTGGGATGATGCCTTTGATATTCATGAAGAGCATGTAGACGAGATTGTTTACACGGACAGATTCAAGAAACCTGAGTGGTTAGGAAGGAGCGAAGATGGACGCGGTTGAGTATTTGAAAGCACGGATAAGAATGTGCAGAAGTTATTCGCCTTGCAGCGATTGTCCGTTAAATAATAATTGCACAAATGATGAAATAACCGACCCTTTGACAGTCATTGAAGCGGTTGAGCGATGGGCGAAGGAACACCCGGCAAAGACAAGACAGGATGAGTTCATGAAGATGTTTCCGAACGTGCATACATACAACGGCGTTATCGTTATCGCACCATGCACCATTGACAAAAGTATTTATGGAACAAAGTGTATTCATTCGTGCGATGAATGTACAAGGAAATACTGGACGGAGGAAATCGAATGAAAAGCGATAAGTGGATCATGGTCAGAAAGACATACAGAGGAGATGGAAGCCGCACAATCCGATATGAATGCGGGGACATGGCCATCGAATCGAGGAAGATCGCCGTCCCGCACAGCAACGAACGGGGAGGCTTCTGGAACTATACAAGCTATTGGCTCATTCTGCCGGATGGGACGGAGAAGGGATACCACACCATGAAGAACGCAAAGGCAGCCGGAGAAGCTGCGCTCGAGGAGTCAGCAAAATGATAAACGTGTTCACGGGCGGAGACTTCCAGATATACTCTACCGTCCACTATATGCTATGGGCCGCCGGCTTCCTTCTGTGGCTGGATCTGGCGGTGCTGCTATTATATCTAAAGGAGGTCGATTAGATGGTTATGCTACATTGGGCCTGGCTCTTCGCCGCCTTCGTTGTCGGGACATGGATGGGCGCCTTCCTCATGGCGCTCATCAAAGCTAAGAATCCGGATTTTCACGATGCCGAGGACATCCAGAGCGGGGACGTCATCGTGAGAGATCCGGAGGACCCGCGCCGGATGTCCAGGATCACGATGGACGGGAAGATGTATATGTCCATAGACGGAGGACACAGCTGGAGGCTTTACGCTTACCTGCCGGAGCTTGAGCACAGGGAAAAGGAGGGCGGTGATGAGACTTGACTTTTTCATCCCGGGAGAGCCGCCGACGGTCACGGCGCAGGAGAAAGGTCTGGCGACGCGACAGATCTGGCGAGGAGGAAAGCTCAAGACGGTGCCGTTCGCTTACGAGACGCCGGAGGTAAAGCGCATCCGGGAGCTGTTCGTCTGGCAGCTTGGCGCACACAGGCCGGAGAGTGAGCTGGATGGTCCGATCAGGATGATCACCATCTGGACATGGCAGGCCACGAAGACGCACAAGCCAGGCACGTACAGAGACACCAAGCCGGACACGGACAACATCATCAAGCTTTTCAAGGACACAATGGCTGACTGCCACTTCTTTCCGAATGACAGCCGGGTCGCTGACGAAAGAACGATCAAGCGCTGGGGCACGCGCCCAGGCATCCGGGTCATTCTGGAGGAGATCGGGAAGGGAGCAGGCGATGGCTGCGAGGAAGTCATGGATCGGCAGCAGAGCGAGGACGCTGGCGGCTCAGCACTGGTATGATGTTGTCGAGTACGAACACCAGCCACCGAAGTGGCGGCGGGGCTTTATGTCCCGGGAGCAATTCGTCAGGATGTTCCTCGCCGACCAGAAGGCGCGGCAGCTGATCAAAAGATTCAGGAGGGCAATGGATGAAGATAGACAAGGCGAAGCTGACGCGGTGCCGTGAGCTCAGGGAAGAGGTGGAGCACGCCGAGGAGCGGCTGTTGGCCACACAGCCGTCGATCTCCGCAAGGCTCGACCCGACGCCCAGGGGAACGAAGACCAGCCACCCGACGGAGGACGTCGCACTGGATCGGGTCAGCATCGAGGAGCTGATGGTGGAGATCATCGAGGAATACAGACAGCTCAAGGCAGAGATCGCCACAGCCTGCCGGGAGATCAAGCCGACATATCGGGAGATAATCATATACAGATATGTTGATGGTCTGCAGTTTGATGAGATCGCTCTGAAGCTGCACTACTCCGAGGATTACATCTACCAGCTGCACCGCAAGGCGGTGGCTGCCATAACAGAGTAACTATCCCAGTAAAACTCAGTTACGGCTATGTTATACTTTAGGAGGTAGAGCATGTTGAAGCCTCCTGCAAGGAATGAACCGAGATTAGACCCAGCGGCAAGCTGGGCCTTTCTCGTTATGAGGAGGACAGCATGCAAGACTATGCGACATACTTTTACAGCTCGAAAGCCTGGAAGGATTGCCGGGCCGCGTACAGAAAAAGCAAGCGCGGCCTGTGTGAAGTCTGCCTCAGTGAGGGGCGGATCACTCCGGGCGTCATCGTGCACCACAAGATCCACATCACACCGGAGAACATAAACGACCCGAACATTGTCCTTAACTGGGACAACCTTCAGCTGGTCTGTCGTGACTGCCATGCGCAGATCCATGACGCAAAAAAGCGCAGGTATCGGGTGGATAATTACGGACGCGTTCTCCTGTGACGCCCCCCCCGTGCGCGAAATGCGTACATTTACGGGGCACCGATGCGGGGAAGTCGAGAAGAACTGACCGAAGTTCCCGCGTATTTTTGGAAAGATAGGAGAAGATGATGGCGAAAATTGCCGAAGTGCAGGAAGTAAGCCTGAGTTCCCTCGTGCCCTACGAGAGGAACGCAAAGATTCACGGACAGGAACAGATCGAGAAGCTGAAAGCCAGCATCCAGGAGTTCGGATTCCTGACTCCGTGCCTGATTGACAGGGATAATAACATCATTGCCGGCCACGGACGGGTCATGGCAGCAAAAGAGCTCGGGATGAAGACAGTCCCGTGTGTGTATATTGAAGGGCTGACTGAAGAGCAGCGGCGTGCATATATACTCGCAGATAACCGGCTCGGTGATCTTGGAAGTTGGAACATGGAAGTGGTGAATGATGAGTTATTCGATCTTTCCGAGTCATTTAGCTTTGATGTATCTCTTACTGGATTCGACATACCTGATTCTTCATCCAACTGGTTCAGCGAACGCGAGAGATTTGATAACTCACGAGAAGAAGGAAACACGGAATACAATGAATTCCTCGAAAAGTTCGAGGAAAAGAAAACCACAGACGATTGCTATACTCCAGACAATATTTACGAGGTAATCGCTAAATATGTCGAGGATCGCTATAAGACAAACCGAAAGGACTTTGTCCGGCCATTTTATCCTGGTGGTGATTATCAAGCCGAGAAATACAAGAAGAACGATATAGTCGTCGATAATCCTCCGTTTAGCATACTGGCAGAGATAGTAGATTTTTACGTTGAAACTGGAAGACGGTTCTTTTTGTTTGCTCCTGGTCTTTCTACAATTTGTTATACTACGAGAAATGGGGTCGCAACAGTCTGTGTTTACGCAAGTATAACATACGAAAACGGCGCAAGCGTCGCAACTTCATTCCTGACAAACATGGAAGACGACGACATCGTTGCCATCACAGATCCGGATCTCTTCAAGGCTATTGATGCAGCAAACCAGGAGACTCTAAGCAAGATTCACAAGAGTCTCCCAAAGTATGAATATCCTGTTCACGTCGCAACAGCAGCAAAGCTTGGGTATCTCGCTAAATATGGGCAGGCATTGACAATCAAGCGATCGGACTGTGTTTTCATACGGAAACTTGACGCACAGGACGAACAGGACAAGGCCATATTTGGAGGAGGTCTTCTTCTATCCGAAAAGGCAGCCGCCGAAAAGGCAGCCGCCGAAAAGGCAGCCGCCGAAAAGGCAGCCGCCGAAAAGGCAGCCGCCGAAAAGGCAGCCGCCGAAAAGGCAGCCGCCGAAAAGTGGAGCTTGTCCGCAAGAGAGTTAAACATAATTTCAAAGCTTGGCGGTGAATGATATGCAGAAGCAGATGACATTGCAAGAGCAAGCGAACAAGCTCCTTGAGCAGGCACAGGAGCGCGGCGTCTCTTCGAACTTCTTCTTCGTGACAACATTCAAACGCTACCAGGTACAGATGAAGATCCTCTCCGATCTGGAGAAGGCCATCGAAGAATACGGAGCAACGGTCACAAAGGAATACGTCAAAGGACGCCAGAACCTGACAGCCAACCCGGCAATTACAGAATACAACAAGACAGCAACAGCGGCGAATGGAACAGTATCGACGCTGATCAATATCATCAAGACGCTATCGGATGAGGATGCAGGAGGCAGCAAGCTCCAGAACTTAATCGCTGCGCTGAATGATGAAGAATGAAAATTATATTTACACATACCATCAAGCAATAACGAACGGATCAGCATCTGTCGGCAAATGGGTGCGCCTTGTCTACGAGTACATAATACACGGACTCGAAGAGAAGGCGTTCTTTTATAACCATAAAAAGGCGATGGCGGCGATCACATTCATCGAGACATTCTGCCGGCACCATGAAGGGGCGCTCGCTCCAGGACTGATTAAGTTGGAGCTGTGGCAGAAGGCGCTCCTCTCCGCCATCTTCGGGATCGTAGACGGAACAGGTGTGAGGCAGTTCCGCGAGATCTTCCTCGTCGTAGCCAGAAAGAACGGCAAGACGCTACTCGCGGCGGCCATCGCTGCATACTGCACGTTCCTCGACGGAGAATATGGCGGCAGGATATACTTCGCGGCCCCGAAACTGGAGCAGGCTGCGCTCTGCTTTGATGCTTATCACCAGATGATAAAAAAAGAGCCAGAGCTCGACCGAATGGCGCAGAAGCGCAGGACAGATATCTATATCGAAGATAGCAACACAACAGCAAAGCCGCTGGCCTTCTCCGCAAAGAAGTCCGACGGCCTTAATATATCTCTCGGCATCGCAGACGAATGCGCAAGCTGGCACGGCGACCCTGGCCTCAAGTTTTACGAGGTCATCAAGTCATCATTCGGAGCGAGAAAGCAGCCGATCCTTCTCGCCATATCAACAGCCGGATACGAGAACGAAGGCATCTATGACGAGCTGATCAAGAGATCAACGCGGTTTCTGCTTGGCGGAAGCAGGGAAACCAGGCTTCTGCCTGTGCTCTACATGATCGACGACGTCGAAAAATGGGACGATATAAACGAGCTTAGAAAAAGCAACCCAAACCTCGGAGTGAGCGTCACCGTCGATTACCTGCTTGAAGAGATCGCCATCGCAGAAGGATCAAGATCAAAGAAGGCCGAGTTCATAACAAAGTACTGCAATGTAAAACAGAACAGCTCCCTCGCCTGGCTAAGCACGCAGACAGTGGCCAAGGCCTGCGGTGACCAGCTGCGGCTTGATGACTTCCGCGAGTGCTATGCCGTCGCCGGCATCGACCTATCACAGACCCGGGATCTGACGGCCGCCGTGATCGTGATCGAGAAGGGCGGCGAGCTCTATGTCTTTGCCAAGTTTTGGCTTCCCTCTGAGAAGATCGAAGAAGCAACCGAGCGGGACGGCCTACCATATCAGATTTATATCGAACGCGGCCTGCTGGAGCCATCCGGCGATAACTATGTTGATTACCACGACTGCTTCAACTGGATGCGGTCAATGATCGAGACCTATCACATATACCCGCTGAAGGTCGGCTATGACAGATACTCGGCGCAGTATCTTGTCCAGGATCTGACCGCTTACGGCTTCCAGTGCGACGATGTCTTCCAGGGCGAGAACCTGTACGGAGTCATCCAGGAGACCGAGGGCCTGCTGGAGGATGGCAAAATTCACATCGGCGACAACGACCTGCTGAAGGTGCATTTATTGGACTCCGCAATCAAGATGAGCCAGGAGCGCGGGCGGGGCAAGCTGGTGAAGGTGCAGCCGTCGCGTCACATAGACGGCACGGCGGCACTGCTTGACGCCATGACTGTGCGTCAAAAATGGGCGGGCGAGATTGGCCCGCAGTTACAAAACATGAGGTAACAGAATGGGACTTTTTGAGAAGATCTTCGGATCAGCTCCGAAGCCACGGGGACGGGACAACGGCGTCTTCAAGATGCTGACCGGCTACGCTCCGGCCTTCCACACATGGCAGGGCTCGATCTATGAGAGCGAGCTGGTGCGGGCTGCGATCGGCACCATAGCGACACACATCTCAAAGCTCAAGGTCGAGACGATGGGCGCAGCACGGCCGGCACTCCAGGCAAAGCTGAAACACGGCCCAAACGAGTGGCAGACATGGGGGCAATTCCTATACAGGACGGCCACCATCCTCTACACGCACAACACGGCCTTCATCGTGCCGGTGTTCGACCGCTTCGGAGAGCCTTCTGGCATTTACACAGTGCTGCCAGACAAATGCGAGGTCGTGGATTATGGCGGGGTGCCTTATCTTCGTTATCACTTCGCTGACGGAAAGGCCGCAGCTGTTGAGCTCATGTACTGCGGAATCCTCAACCGGTTCCAGTACCGGAACGACTTTTTCGGAGAGTCAAATCGTGCGCTCATCCCGACGATGGACCTGATCCATATCCAGAACCAGGGCATCCGGGAGGGCGTGAAAAACTCCGCCTCCTATCGCTTCATGGCGAAGATGAACAACTTCTCCAACACGGAGGATCTCAGGAAGGAGCGCCAGCGGTTCACCAAAGAAAACCTGAGTTCCGAAGCCGAGGGCGGCGGCCTGCTCCTCTTCCCGAATACCTACACGGACATCCGGCAGGTGGACGTCAAGCCGTTTGTGATTGACGCCGCACAGATGGCAGCCATTAAGGACAACGTCTTTTACTACTTCGGTGTCAACGAGGACGTCCTTCAGAACAAGGCCTTCGGAGATTCCTGGAACGCGTTCTATGAGGGCGCCATCGAAGCCTTCGCCATCCAGTTCTCGGACGTGCTGACCAAAATGCTGTTCACACTCCGGGAGCAGACGCAGGGCAACCGGGTGATGGCAACATCCAACCGGCTCCAGTATATGAGCAATGCGGACAAGCTGAACGTCAGCGCCCAGCTGCTCGATCGGGGCATCATGAGCATTAACGACGTCCGGGACATCTGGAACCTGCCGCCGGTTGAAGGTGGGGATGTCCGAATCATCCGCGGCGAGTATTACGACGCCAACGCAAAGCTGGCAGAGGAGGATCAGAATGAGCAAGGGAATAATTAACAAGCTCGCAGAAGATAGACAGTATAGAGACATTGATCTCAGCCGCATCGAGCACCGGACTGACCAGGTGTCTGGCGAGAAGATCGTCGAAGGATATGCCACAGTATTCAACCAGAGATACCTGCTCTGGAGTGAGCCGGGCTTTGAGGTCTGGGAAGAGGTCGATAGCAATGCTTTCGCCGAGACCGACATGAGCGACGTGATCATGCAGTACAACCACGAGGGCCGGGTCTTCGCCCGTGTGTCGAATGACACCCTCGAAGTCAAACCGGACGAGATCGGACTGCACATCACCGCCAGGCTCGGAGGCACCGAGCTGGGCCGCCAGATGTACGAAGAGATTCAGGGCGGCTACACCAACAAGATGAGCTTCGGCTTTACTGTGGGCGAGGATCAGCGCATAGAAAACGAAGACAGAGAGACCGGAAAGGTCACGATCCTGAGGAGGATCACCAAGATAACCAAGTTATATGATGTGAGCGCCGTTTCGCTGCCTGCGAACGATGCCACTTCTATATCTGCCAGATCTTACAGCGAGGGAGCCATCGCTGAGATCCGCGAGGAGGTCGCGAAGCGCGAACAGCGCGAACGGCAGAAGCAAAGAATCCGCATATTAACGGAGGTACAAAAATGATCGAATTAAAAACCGCATCCGCCGCCGAGCTTGAAGCCCGCAAGGCTGCCATCGCTCAGGAAGTGGAGGCCGAAGACGCAGATCTTGACGCCCTGGAGGCAGAGATCCGCAGCATCAACGAAGAGCTCGAGACCCGCAAGGCCGAAGAAGCCAAGAAGGTCGAGATCCGCAAGGCCGTCGCAGAAGGCGAAGGCAAAACCATCGAAAAACTTCCTACTGAGGAGAGAAAAGAAATGACTAACGAAGAAATTCGCAACAGCAAACAGTACATCGACGCTTATGCCGAGTATGTTAAGAGCGGCGACGACAAAGAAGTCCGCGCCCTGCTGACCGAGAACGTAGCGAACGGCACCGTGCCCGTTCCCGAGTTCGTTTATGAAATCGTCAAGAATGCCTGGGAAAAAGAAGGCATCATGTCCCGCGTTCGTAAGTCCTACCTTAAGGGCAACCTGAAAGTCGGCTTCGAAATCAGTGCAGACGGCGCTTATGTCCACACCGAAGGCACCGCCGTGACCGAGGAAGCTCTGGTCCTTGGCGTTGTTGAACTGATTCCCGCGACCATCAAGAAATGGATCTCCGTGTCCGATGAGGTCATGGACCTGCGCGGCGAAGAGTTCCTCCGCTACATCTACGATGAGCTGACCTACCGCATCGCGAAGAAAGCCGCTGACGAGCTGGTCGCTAAGATCGTAGCCGCCGGCACCGCTTCCACCGCCACCGCTGTTGGCCTGCCCAAGATCACCCAGACCACCATCGCAGTCGGCAACATCGCCGCCGCCCTTGGTAACCTGTCCGATCAGGCCGCTGATCCGGTCATCATCATGAACAAGCTGACCTGGTCCGCTTTCAAGGCCGCCCAGTATGCTGCCTCTGTTCCTGTTGATCCCTTCGAGGGTCTGCCTGTCCTGTTCAACGACAGCCTGCCCGCATTCTCTGCGGCGACCACCGGCGTCGTTTACGCTATCGTCGGCGACCTTGGCGAAGGCGCTCTGGCGAACTTCCCGAACGGCGAAGCCATCCAGATGAAATACGACGACATGACCCTGGCCACCAGCGACCTCGTGAGAGTGATCGGCCGCATGCCTGTCGCCCTGGGTGTTGTTGGCCCGAACGCATTCGTAAGAATCGCCCACTAAGGCGAGCCGCTGCTCTACCAAACAGGAGGCTGCCGCTATGAAGATTTTAATTTGTGTGCCCTGCATGGATCAGGTGGCTGCGCAGTTTGCCCAGTCCCTGGCGATGCTACGGAAAGACGAAGAGGAGACCTCGGTCATGTTCGAGATCTCCTCTTTGATTTATAACGCAAGGAACCACATGGCCGAACAGTCCGTGAAGATGGACTTCGACGCTACACTCTGGATCGACTCCGATATGGTGTTCGATCCGATGCTTCTCTCCGATCTGCTGAAAACCAGAAGAGAGACCGGCGCGGAAATCGTGACAGCCGTCTGCTATCGCAGAAGGCCGCCATACACTCCGACGATCTTCAAGAAGCTGGACATCCACGAGGACACCCAGACGGCAGACTTCGAGGAGTACGGCATCAACGAGCTTCCGAAGGAACCCTTCGAGATAGAAGGCTGTGGGATGGCTGCCACGCTGGTCGATACATCAGTCTATCTTGATGTACTCTCCAAGTACGGCAGCTGTTTCTCTCCTATCGGGAAAAACGGAGAAGATGCGGCTTTCTGCTGGCGGGCCCGCGAGTGCGGGAACAAGATCGTCGCAGATCCTCGCATCCGGATCGGCCATGTCGGTCAGATGATCGTCTACAAAGAGATGTGCAAGGCATACGCGGAAAGCAAAAAGAACGGAGGTGTCTGATGCCACAAGTCACAGCTGGCCTGATCGCGCAGGCAAAGAAGGCCCGCCGGATCACGACCACCGCCTATGATGACGAAGTCACCAGGCTGCTGGAGGCTGCGTTTCTTGATCTTGGCGTCGCGGGCGTTGAGGTGCCGGAGCAGCTGGATGCTCTGGTCACCCAGGCGGCCATCACCTACTTCATGGCCAACTTTGGAGAGCCGGAGCACTACGACCGCCTGAAGGCGTCCTATGATGAACAGAAGGCGCAGCTCTCAATGACCACAGGATACACCGACTGGCTGGAGGCATAAGATGACCAGAGACGTAATGATCACGCTCATCACACCGGTGACGATGACGGACGAGTACGGCATCCCTCAGCCCACGGCCGAAGAGCGTGTCAATGTCCTTGCTGGGTGTGAGTCCGTGAGTGCTTCGGAGTTCTTCGAGGCCGGAAGGAACGGACTCCGCCCTGAGTTTCGGTTTACCCTGTTTTTTGGAGACTACGACGGCCAGAGGATCGTCGAGTACAACGGCCAGCAATACACGGTATACCGGACGTACATGGGCAAGAGCGACAACGTGGAGCTTTACGTCCAGCAGAAGGGAGCGACTAATGGCTAAGACAGCCGGCGACAAGCTGAGCGCCGACATCCAGAAGATCCTCGCCGAATACGGGGAGACACTGGACAAGGATCTCGACGCTGTCACGAAGAAGATCGCCCAGAAGGGAGCGAAAACGCTCAAGGCCGTCTCGAGGTCAACCTTCGGAGGGACCGGCAAGTATGCCGGCGGCTGGACAAGCCAGACGGAGAAGCGACCGCTCCACGCTTCGGCGGTGATCTACAACTCGGCAGCTCCCGGCCTTGCGCATCTGTTGGAAAACGGCCACGCAAGTCCGAACGGCGGGCGCGTTCCAGGTCGGGCGCACATCAAGCCAGTCGAGGAGCAGCTTGTCAAGGAATACGAGGAGGAAGTATTAAATGCGATTAAGGGAGATTGACCCGTTAATGCGAGAGATCGCCGGAGACCTGCCTGTCGCTTATTATGCTTTTCCGAAGCCCGGGCAGGCTCCGCCGTACATGGTGTATTATTCACCCGGCCGTGACGATCTCATGGCCGACAATCTTAATTATGCTCAAATTTTGGAGCTCGACATCGAGCTCTACACCAGGACAAAACGCTGGGATCTGGAAGAGGCCATCGAGCAGCAGCTGACGGCCGCCGGCTTGGCGTACAGTAAAACCGAGGCCATCATCGAGTCCGACGGCCTCATAGAAATCATTTATACCACGGAGGTATTGATTGATGGCTGACAAAATCAAGTATGGTATCTGCAACTGCTACTACGCGAAGCAGACCACCAACCCGACCACCGGCGCGGTGACATTTGCCACGCCCGTGCGCCTTCCGGGTGCCCGTTCCCTTACCCTCGACCCTGAGGGAGAGCTGACCAAGTGGTACGCCGATAATGTTGCCTACTGGTCAGGCGAAGCAAGGAACGGATATTCCGGTTCTCTGGAGCTGGCACTGGTTCCCACTTCCTTCAAGACCGACATCCTCGGCTTCGCTAAGGACGCCAATAACGTCGTCTATGAAGACGAAGGCGCCACCGGTTCACCGTTCGCGCTCCTCTTCCAGTTCGAAGGCGATGAAAAAGGCACCCGCCACGTCGTCTACAACTGCCAGGCGACCCGCCCCGGAATGAGTGGCAACACGAAAGAGGAAAGCATCGAGCCGGAGACTGAGAGCTTCGACATCGAAAGCGGCACCATCCCGGTGACCATCGGCGGCGTGGAGAAGCAGATCGCAAAATCCAGCACCGACGGAGAGACCACAGCGGCCACCTATAACGGCTGGTTCAGCGAGGTCTACGTTCCCAGCGGAACACCTGCGGCAACAACTCAGTAATTCTACCAGGAGGCGCTCTACCATGACCAAAGACATCTTAATCGGTGGCAAGGCCGTCAGGATGACGGCCAATGCCGCCACAGCCTACAGATACAAGCAAGTCTTCGGCAAGGATCTCATGAAGATCTTCCAGGACATCGCCAAAAGCGAGCAGGCGGACGTGAACACGTTCCAGGAGCTCGCGTATGTGATGGCGAAGCAGGCCAGCTTCGAAGCTGGCACAATAAGTATTGACGATTATCTGATCTGGCTCGAAGCATTCGATCCGTTCGAGATCGCGGCGGCATCCGGCCAGATCATGGAACTATATACCGGGCAGAAGATCACCACATCCAAGCCCAAAAAAAAAGCAGACCAACAGAGCGAGAGCTGAACACTCCGCTCTACGTCCTCCGGTGCGTGCAGATGGGTCTGAGGATCTCCGACCTGGATCTCCTCGACGAGGGCATGGTCACGGATATGATGATCGAGTCCGGGAACGACTCGTTCAAATACCGGCAGCTTGCGACACAGGAAGACTTTGACCGGTTCTAATAAGGAGGGCCAAGCATGGCATCAGGACGGATTAAGGGCATCACCATCGAGATCGATGGCGATACCAAGGGCCTAAACCAAGCCCTCAAGGGAGTAGACTCCCAGCTACGCAGCACAAACACGGCGCTCAAAGACGTCGAGAAGCTGCTGAAGTTCGACCCGAAAAACACCGAATTGCTGGAGCAGAAGCAGAAGCTCCTCAATGAGGCAATCGAGGCGACGAAGAGCAGACTCGAGACGTTGAAGGGCGCCTTTTCTGAGAATATGGACCCGTCCGAGGTGGATGCTCTCAACCGTGAGATCATCGCCACGGAGCAGAGCCTGGCCGACTACGAGAGCCAGGCAAACGACGCAGCGGGTGCGACCGGCAACATGGCCGAAGCATCGGACGAAGCCGCCGAAGCCACGGAGGGCGCGAACGAAGGCTGGAGTATTTCCAACCAGGTGCTCGCGGATCTGGCGAAGGAAGGCCTCGACAAGGCCTGCGAAGCCGCCAAGAAGCTGGCGGGCTATCTTGCAGACTCCGCTAAGGAATCCGCCGGTTATGCCGACACGATCCTGACGGACTCTGTGAAGTACAACATGTCGACCGACGCGCTCCAGGAATACGCCTACATGGCGGAGCTTGTCGATGTGGACATGGGCACCCTGACCGGTTCGATGACAAAGCTCACGAAGCAGATGGGCGCAGCCGCGGACGGCACCCCGACAGCCACAGCCGCCTTTGAGGCGCTTGGCGTTTCGATCTATGACGGGAACGGCCAGCTCCGTGATGCGGATGCTGTGTTCCTCGACGTGATTGATGCGCTCGGGCAGATCCAGAACCCGACCGAGCGCGACGCTGCGGCGATGGACATCTTCGGCAAGTCCGCCCAGGATCTGAACCCGCTGATCGCACAGGGGAGCGAAGGCATCAAAGCCTACGCACAGGAAGCCCACGACATGGGCGCCGTCCTCGATCAGGACGCCCTCGGCTCCCTTGGTGCAATGGATGACTCGTTCCAGCGGCTGGATCAGGCAGGCATCGCACTGAAGAACACCATCGGAGTGATGCTGGCCCCGGCGATCACCGCCGTGACCACCGCCATCACCAACCTGTCAGTGTGGTTTCAAAATCTCGACCCGAACGTCCAGCAGACGATCCTGACCATCACGGGGCTGGTCGTGGCCATCGGCCCGGCCATTGCCATCGTCCTGAAGGTCATTGAGACAGTGAAGGCCCTGAAGACGCTGATCGCTGGAGTGAGCGCAGCGCTTAACCTGGCGGCCGTCGGTCCCATTGCCGGCATCGTGGCAGCCATCGCCGCCGTGATCGCTATCGGTGTCCTGGTCTATAAGCACTGGGATGAGATCAAGGAGTGGGCGATCGGCCTGTGGACGTCCATCAAGGAAACGTTCAACAACATCAAGGAAGGCATCGCCAACGCCTGGAACGCAGTCAAGACCAAAGCGACCGAAGTGTGGAACGGAATCAAGACCAAGCTGACCGAGGTCTGGAACGGCCTGAAGGAAAAAGCATCGGAGACCTGGGACAACATCAAGACCGGCGTCTCCGAGAAGTTTAACGCTGTCAAGGAAACCCTCTCCAACGTATGGAGCACAGTCAAGGAGAACACCTCCAAGACCTGGGAGAACATGAAGCAAAACGTCGAGGAGCACGGCGGCGGCATCGGTGGCGTCATCGGAGCACTTGGCGAGAACTACGTCGAGGCCTGGAAGGGAGCCTTCACGACGATCGACGATCTGACGGGCGGGAAACTGTCAGCGGCCCTCGAGACCGTCAAGGGAATCCTCGGAGACATTAAAGACGCCTTCACGGAAAAGCTCGACGCGGTCAAGGAGTTCGTCTCCGGCGTTGTCGAGAAGATCAAGGGCTTCTTCGACTTCGACTGGGAGCTTCCCAAGATCGCACTCCCGCACTTCAGTATAACCGGCGGCTTCTCTCTGAACCCGCCGAGCATCCCGAAGCTGTCCGTGGAGTGGTATAAAAAAGCGTACAACAACCCCGTGCTCTTCACGCAGCCGACAGTTCTGGGCACCGGCTCCGGGCTGAAGGGCTTTGGAGACGGAACGGGTGCGGAGATCGTAATCGGACTTAATAAGCTGCAGGAGCTGGTCGGCAGCTCCGGCGGCGTGACGAATAACATCACCATCGTGCAGCAGCCGGGCCAGAGCCAGGCAGAGCTGGCGGACATGGTGGCGAGACGAATCCAGCAGAGCGTGAACAGAGCGAGGGCGGTGAGTGCATGAGAAAGACTTTTACCTTTGCCGGCGTGAGATCTGACACCTTCGGCATCTATATCAGCGGCAATGGCGTGTACGCTGCGCCACAGCCGGATCTCGAATATGTAAGCATCCCCGGGAGATCCGGGGATCTTGTTTATGATAACGGAAGATTCCAAAATATAGAGCTGACCTATCCCGGCAGCTTCATCCTGTCGGACTTCCGGCAGATGATCAAGGCCGTCCAGGCCTGGCTACTGTCTCATAAAGGCTATTACCGATTAGAGGATGACTACCAGCCGGACCACTTCCGGATGGCATCCGTCAGCTCTCCGATCACTCCGGACGAGATCAGCTGGGCAGCTGACGCCGGATCGTTTGACCTGGTCTTCAACTGCATGCCTCAGCTTTGGCTAAAATCAGGGGAAAAGGCCACGTCATTCACGGAATCCGGCATCATAACAAACCCGACAAACTTCACGGCGAAGCCGCGGCTCCGGGCATACGGCTACGGCCAATTCACAGTCGGAGACCGGACGATCACGATCGAACAGAACGGCCTCGCCTATATAGACATTGACTGCGAGCTGATGAACTGCACGTATCTGGGCCAGAACGCCAACACGTTCGTAACTGTTGGAGACTACTTCCCGACGCTGGCGCCTGGTGCGAACCAGATCACGATCAGCTCCGACACAATCACAAAGATTGAAGTGACCCCGAGGTGGTGGACAGCATGATCCCTGTTTTATACGCATCGAACCAGTCGACGTTCACGACCAACGGCCTCGGCAGGCTGATCGACTGCACCTTTTCGCAGGTCACCGAACAGCGGAACGGCCAGTTCGAGCTGGAGCTGGAGATGCCGATCAGCGGCCTTCACTTCAGCGAGATCGGCCTGGGCTCGATCATCACGGCCAAGCCTTCGCCGACCAGGGCGGCGCAGCCGTTCGAGGTTTACTCCATCGAGAAGACGATGGACGGCATGATGGCCACGATCAGGGCTCAACATATCAGCTACCGGCTGAGCCTGATCCCTGTGCTACCGTTTACGGCATCCTCCGCAAATGATGCGCTCCAGGGATTAAAGAGCCACGCAGTAGAGACATGCCCGTTCACGTTTTACACCGACGTGACCAGGGCGGGCACATACACGCAGACCGAACCCGCAAGTCTTCGGAACCGGTTGGCAGGTGAGCAGGGCTCCGTCCTTCAGGTGTACCAGGGCGAGTATCTGTTCGACGGCTTCAACGTCAATCTGCTGGCGGCCAGAGGCGTCGATCGGGGTACCGAGATCAGGTACGGAAAGAATCTCCAAAGCCTGGAACAGGATCAGAGCATCGAGGACACCATCACCGGCATCGTGCCCTACTGGGCAGGAAAGGACGGAGAGACAGAATCCGTCTACTGGCTGCCTGAGGTGGTCATTTATTCGCCTAACGCCACCAGCTTCCCGTATAAGCGGACCGCGGTTATTGATATGTCGGGAGACTTCCAGGAGAAGCCGACCGAGACGCAGCTGCGCCTTGCAGGCGAGAAGTACATCATTGATAACAACATCGGAGTGCCGAAGGTCAGCTTCGAGATCTCAGCGGAGACGCTGGCCCAGGCGCTGAACTATAAAGGCACCGCCCTCTCGGAGCGGATCGACCTGTGCGACATCGTCACGATCATCTTCCCGGCCTTCGGAATCTCTGCCAAGGCCAAAGTGATCGAGACAGTATTCGACGTTCTGACGGAGCGCTTCGTGTCCTTCAAGATCGGCGACGAGCGCTTCACGCTGGCGGACACCATTGCAAACACGTCGGAGCAGATCAAACAGAGCGAAGCTAACCAGCAGACCTTCATGACGCAGGCCCTGGCTCAGGCCACGGCACTGATCAACGGCGATCTGACAGGCGCCTCCGTGATTACGCAGACGGACGCCAACGGGAACCCCGTCGGAATCATCTTCATGGATACGACAGACCCGGACACGGCCGTCAACTGCATCCGGATCAACGCCAACGGCATCGGCTTCTCGCAATCGGGACCTTCGGGCCCGTACTCCTCGGCCTGGACGATAGACGGGACGCTGGACATGTCGCAGATCAACGTCATCAACATCAACGCCTCGAACATCACGGCCGGCACAATCCGGGACCGTACAGGGCGAAACTTCTGGAACCTGGAGACCGGCGAGGTGCAGATCCAGGCGACCGTGGACATCGACATCGGCGGCCGAAACTACATTCGGGAGAGCAACACGCTCAGCTATGAGAGCGACTCCTTCGCTTGGCTGTTCATGTACAACGGGAACCAGGCGACCGTCAACGGGAATAAACTGGAGGTAAAGCACTATGGCTAATACAAGCCTACCGAACTTAACAGAGCGCGCCACCACCGCAAACAGTGATCTGATCCACATCAACAGCGGCGGCACGGACTACAAGCAAACCAAGGCCAATTTTCTCAGCGACGTCAACTCATCGATCACTTCGATAAACAACAGTTTAGCAAATAAATCCTCTATCAAATATCTGAACGGGACTGAAGATGTTTCAATAACCATACCATCATCAGGCTATTATCAGCTACCCCGCCCTTCTGCCGTGCAAGGGAAGCAAATGCTTGCCATTACTGTCGTTTCATGGTTATCTAACACGGGCGCATTTTGGGTCATGCCCTATTCAGGCGGCAATAACACTTATGATTATGTGGTAGGCACAGGCGGTGTAGAAATCAGGGCATTACGAGTGCGGTACTGGTATATTGATGAGTAAACCATAAAGGAGATTATATGGCTACACCTGTGATAGTTCAAACGACGCAGATATATCAGGGCATCCCGATCACTTGCGCCCGGATCATCTGCGCGGAGGCGTGTTCCTACAAGTTCCAGGGCGTGGTCAACGCTCCGGATGATTACCTCTTCCAGCTCGTGGTTAGAGCAAGCGCCGCAAGGACGCTGACGATCACCTGCGGCGGGTCAGTCGACACGCTGGACATCACGACCACCTTTGACAGGTACGTCATGGCCTTCCCTGACGTGGCGGTGGTGGACAATGACTCGCTTTATATCGACTTTCCTCCCGGAACGTATTACCTCTACAACTTGCAGCTGGAGCGGGGCACGAACGCGACGAAGTGGCAGCCGGCTCCTGAGGACGCAGCTGCGTATAGTGACAAGGCAGCAGCTGCGGCGGTGGATGCGCAGACACAGCGCGACATCTTCGACAAGCTGACAAACAACGGCGAGACGCAGGGCATATATCTGAACAACGGAAAGTTATACCTTAATGCGACATACATCCAAAGCGGATATATAAACGCTGAGCTTGTCGAGATTCGGAACCTGATCGCAGATCACATTAGAAGCTACGGGAACAACCAGACATGGATGCTTGAATCGCAAGCGTCTTACCTCGACCTCAGGCAGCTCGTGAGCTCGATCTGGAAGCAACGGGTCGGCATTTATATAACATCTGACAGCGGATATATAAGACTGTCAAACGGAGACGTGGACGTAAACGGGAACCCGTTAACAGGGGCGTCGAGTCGCACGTTCTTGTCACCGGGCGCGATATGGCTCGGCAGAAACCAAAACGACGAGAACGAGGGCTCACTGTATTGTGGGCCGATCAGCTGCTCGTCAATCTCATGCTCAGGAACGGGCACGTTCAAGTATGTGAACGCCGACACCATAGGCGCGGAGAAGGCGACGAACGCCTTGACGTCGGCAAACTCTTCGTGGTCGTTCAACATCACCGGCGTCCGCATGCTGTGCATCGTCGGGCGCACCGGCAGAATTGAAAACCAGAGCGCTCTCATCCCGACAGCCAGCATAACGACAGCCGGGACTCTTTGGGGATGGACGGACTCCACAGGCACGACGCAGTTCGCCATCAAAAGATCCGGCAGTACATGCACAGTAACACTCAAATCTATCCCATCCGGCGGGCGTCTCGTGTCTGCCTATGCGGTCATCTAAGGAGGCCAGCCATGAAGTATATTGTATTCGAGATCCAGGAGAACGCCGACGGCTCTGTCGGCACGCTCACGACCTCGCACGACTCATTCAATGAAGCAGAGCAGAAGTACCACACGGTCCTCGCGGCCGCCGCTGTGAGCCCAGTGGAGTGCCACTCCTGCGTCATGCTTACCAGTGACGGGCGCTTCCTGAAGTCGGAGAAGTACGAACACAAGGCCGAGACCGAAGGCGAAAGCGAGGCGTAAAATGGAGATCTGGGTGCCCGTCATCGTCGCGCTGATCAGCTCCGTCGGAAGCTTCCTCGGCGTCTATTATTCAAACAGAAAGGCCGCCAAGGACTCCGCCGCCCTGATCGACTACCGCATCGGGCAGCTGGAGGCTAAGGTCGACCGGCACAACTCCGTGATCGAACGCACATACCGGCTCGAGGAGAATCAGGCCGTCCTGGAGGAGCGCATCAAAGTGGCGAACAACAGGATCGCCGACCTCGAGAAGAAAGGCGCATAATGCGCAGCCAACGCTTCCAACGCGTTGGGTGCGATAAAAACCAAACGGAAGGAGACTCTCATGAAAATCGATTGGAAAAGAAAGCTGACCTCAAGAAAGTTTTGGATCTCTGTCGCCAGCTTCGTGACGCTGATCCTCATGGCCGCCGGCATGACCGAAGGCGAGAGCGGCCAGATCGCCAGCATCATCATGGCGGGCGCCACAGTGATCGGCTACGTGATCGGCGAAGGGCTGACTGATCAGGCTTTTCTCGATAACGCGGGCACGGATTATCTGCTCAATAGCCTGAAAAAAACGGAAGAGGAGGGCGAGAAATGAGCTACTCGCCACTTGTCAGCTACTACGTCAAAAGCCCCAACTATGACCCCAGAGGCAGCCACAAGGTGCGAGGCTTCGCCATCCATTGCTTCCCTGGGCAGATCACAGTGGAGCGGGGCGTCAATGCCTTCAGAAATCCCAGGGACGCCTCGGCGAACTACGTCGTCGGCACTGACGGCCGGATCGGCTGCGCCGTGGATGACGAGAACCGAAGCTGGTGCACATCCACAGAGCTCGACTATGATCTCATCACGATCGAGATGGCCACGGACAGCTTCCACCCTTATGCGGTCAATGAGGACGCCTATGAGGCCCTGATCAAGCTGCTGGTGGACCGCTGCAAGGCCCACGGCATCAAACGCCTGGCATGGGCGGCAGATGCGGACTATGCCAGGGACTTCAATTTGTCCGAAGACTACCAGAACATGGTGGCCCACAGATGGTTTGCCGCAAAGGCATGCCCGGGCGACTGGATCTACAACCGGGAGGGCGAGATCGCGGCAGAAGTCAACCGCCGGCTTGGATCGCCTGATCCTGGCCCCGAACCTCCAAAGCCGGAACCGCCAGAACCAGAACCGCAGTACACGACCACCATCACGATCAGAAACCTCGGGATCGATGACGAAGGCAACGACGTTAAGGCCCTTCAGGGCATCCTGGAGGCGAACGGTCACGACCTCAGCTGGTGCGGAGGCTGTGACGGCATCTTCGGAGATGGCACCGAGGAGGCGGTCATGGACTATCAGAGGGACCACGGTCTGGAGGCCGACGGAGTGGTCGGGCCTGATACCTGGGGCGCATTACTCAAACATTAACTAATTTTTGTCATATTGTTCCTCTCCTTTCTTCACTTGAAGGGCTGGGTGCCTGAAGCACTCGGCCCTTCTTTTTTTTGTGTCCAATATACTGGACACTTGTGTCAACCTTTGTGTCAACCCTTTTTGAAAAACGATGGTATTTTTTGGAAAAATCATGGTCAAAAATTCGCTCACAAAACAGCCCGGAAGGCGCAAAAATAGCGGCTTTCCTGAGAAAACCGCTACTTTTCAAAAATACGGAGATGAAGAGATTTGAACTCTATACGCGCCTTGACCGGAGGCCGCTGTTCATGCGGCTTTGAGGGCTCTTTCAAAAGCGGCGTGTCAACCTTTGTGTCAACCTTTTTTATGAGCTCACCCGATCAGCGAAAAGATCATTAAGGATCTGACCGGCCTCTTCCAGCTTGTCGGCCGTGGCGTGCTGATAGATCCGCTGCAGCGTGGAGACATCCTCCCAGCCGCCCAGCTTGGCGATGACCTTGTCCGGCACGCCCTGGGCGTGGAGCATCGAAGCGAAATAATGCCGCAGGGAGTGGAACTTGTACGGGTAAAGCTTGAGCCTCTTTGTAAGGCGCCTGAAGGCGTCATGAAGGGACGATGGCGTGTATTTGATGATTCTCCCGTCCTCATGCACAGAAGCCCGTAAAGAGTCCATCAGAGGGCTTGGAAGAGGGACGGAGCGATTGCCGGCCGAAGTCTTCGCCGATTGCTTAATCACCCAGTCGTGGCGCTCATCCATCGCGTAGGTGCGGGAGATCCGGATGTGGTTATCAAAAACCATGTCACGGGACAGGGCGCAGGCCTCGCCGGATCTGAGCGACCCGAAGGCCGCCAGCTGGATCGCAAGGCGCAGGTCCTCGCTCGTGGCCTCCCGGATCATGAGATCCACTTCCTCATCCGTCGGGATGGGCGTCTCCTTCTTCTGGCGAGCCGGCAGAGTGACACGCAGCACCGCCGCCGGCTCGAACATGGAGAGCACCGCCGTCAGGAAGCCGTAGGTTGAGGCCACTGTCTTCGGAGCCAGGGACCGGCTCAGCTGATCCACGGCCCGCTGGGCCTTCTCGGAGTCGAGCCGGGAGAGGCGGACGTCATCCAGGGAGGACAGGCGGGTGCGGTGGAGCCGGTACGTGCGGACGGTGTTGGGACTGAGGACGTTGGCCTTCGCTTCGATGTATTTATCCGCCGCCTCGCCAAATGTCAGCTCGTTGTGTTTGGAAACGGCCAGGAACGTGGCAGCCTTCCGCTCTGCGTCCTTTTTGGATGGACCAGTGAAGGACTGCGTGATGGTCTTGCCGTCCTTCTTCCCGACGTAGACACGGACGCGCCAGGTGCCGGATGGTAATCTCTTAGCGGTAGGCATTGTTTCCTCCTTCCAGATATGGTATAATATCTTGTCTATAGGGTGGGTATTTAGTACTCATGTGAATCAACCTCGTAAAACGGAACGAGAGGGGAGCCGCTGCGAACGGCTCCTTTCTCGTTTATTTTTTTGTCTCGGGCTCTGTGTTGATGATGGACTCGATCAGGGCCTTGCGGTACGCATCGAGTCTCATGATCTGCCGAGCCAGGGCGATGGCTTCGTCAGAAGGCTCCGGCACTTCGTCCTTCTCAAGCATCAGATCGGAGCGTTTCACGTTCAGCACCTGGCAGATCAGGTCAACCTTGGACATCCTGGGAGACTTCTCGCCACGGCACCAGGCGGACACGATGGTGGGACTCACTCCGAGTTTGTCCGCCAGCTCGCGCTGGGATATGTCCCGGACATATAACCAGTCCCGCAAGTTCTTAGCAAAAATAGCCTTGTAGGCATCTTCGTCAATGCCGAATCCGTTCTTCATGTTGTCGCCTCCCTTCTACTTTGATTATACACCGGCGGTGCCGCAGTGTAAACAAAAAGTTTGAAATGCAAACATAAAGTTGTTGACATAAACCTAAAGTTATGGTATTCTGAGTGTGAACTTAAAGTTCAGGCCGTCAAACACGGCCTTGTGAAAGGCGCCTCTTTATCTTGGCGAATAGCAGGCTGGCGTCAACCAGCCCGTGACCCGGTTCGATTCCGGGAAGAGGCTTGCCTGTTGCCGCATGGCAAAATCCAAACAGGCGACGAAAAGCGGATAGATGCAACGATGGCCAGGCTGTGCAGCGGGGCCAGCCTGGTGCCCGCTTTAGAAAGGAAAGGCATGGAAAAGATAACCCTCAAGGCTGCGCGGGTCAACAAAGGACTCACGCAGAAGGACGTGGCCGAGATCGGCAAGATCGGCCTCAGCACAATCGGCGCATGGGAACGCGGACAGGCTGAGCCTGACCACCTCCAGCTTCTCGGGCTGGCGAGTCTCTACGGCGTAGACGTAGACGCTCTTTTATTGCCCGAAGTGGAAACTTAAAGTTTACACCGGAGGCACGGCATGAAACCCGAACCCATAGACACATTCCTCACCCGGGAGATCCGGAAGGCCATGATCGACGCCGACGTCAGCTATGACCAGATCGGCGAGGGCACCGGCCGGGCATGGAGGAACAGGATCAACAACCCGCGGCGGATGAATGGGGAGCAGTACTTCTACCTATGCCAGCGGCTCCGCCAGAATCCGAGCGACCTGCTCGCGAGAGCACTAACAACAAGAGACACCACCAGGAGGTAAGCACATGAAGACTATCAGACAGCAACTGCACGAAGCGAGACAGAGAGAGCGCCGCCAGCTCCTCAGCATGAGAGCGTCTAAGATGGCAGCCGCCAAGGTCTGCTTTGAGAACGCAAAGTTCTACCACGATGGCGGGAACCTTCCCGGGACGATGTACTGGGAACAGGAGTTTAGAAGATGCACGGCCGAGGCCGGAGCCATCACAAGATAAGGAGGAGAACAACATGAAAATCAGAGTCGTATTCAATAACGGCGAATATGTGAACGGCGTCATTGACGGACGCTATGATCTCGGAACCATCGCCTCGAACCTGAACGAGGCAAGACCGGACGCCATCGTAATGGTCGGAAAGACGCTGCTCGTCAGAGCCGGCGAGGTTAAGACCATCGGCCTTCTGGACGAGGAGGTGGAGAAATGAACGGCTACTTCGTGAGGCAAGAGATCCAGCAGCTGCTGGACAACATCGAGATGCTTAAACAACGTCAGGCCCTGCTCCGGGCGGATGATCCTGAGAACGCAGTGATCAGCACCGAGGTGCAGGCCATCGAGGACACCATCGAAAGCATGGACTTCGAGCTCGAGGATCTGGCCGAGCAGCTGGCCAGAGCGATCAGCAACATCGAGATCGACGCGGACGCCTACGAGAAGGAAGCCCGCAAATGGACCGAGAAGGCCATCGCCGCCAAGGCACGGCTGAAGCGGGAGAAAGACCTACTTAAGTATATCCTGGAATCGAATGACATTAAGAGCATGAAGGCCGGCATCTTCAAGCTGACAGTGGCCGGCAACGGAGGCAAGACTCCGATCATCTACAACGTGGAGCCGGACGAGCTGCCTGATCAGTTCCGCAAGGACGTCGTCACCAAGAAGGCCGACGACAAAGCAATCAGAGAGTTCTTAGACAACGGAGGCAAGAGCGACTACTTCAGGTATGGAGAGCGCGGCACAAGCCTCCGGATCAGATAAAGAGAGGAGATTCACATGAGCACTACCGAAACCAAGAAACCCGCCGAGGCGCTGGGAGTCCTGACCGGCATCCAGGCCGTGATGGATGAGATCGGCGCCATCGGCAAAAACAAACGAAACCAGCAGCAGGGCTTCAACTTTAGAGGGATCGATGACGTCATGAACGTGCTCCACCCGCTGCTTGCGAAGGCGAAGATCATCATCGTGCCGACCGTGGAGGACATGGCCAGAGAAGAGCGACAGACCACCAGGGGCGGCAACCTGATCTACACGCTGCTGAAGGTGACCTTCAGATTCATCTCGACGGTGGACGCGTCGCAGATCAGCGTGACCGTCTACGGCGAGGGCATGGACTCCGGAGACAAGAGCATCAACAAGGCGATGTCCATCGCCATGAAGTACGCATGCTTCCAGGTCTTTTGTATCCCCACCGAGGAGATGGTTGACCCCGATCAGGAGACGCACCAGGTCAAACCGAAGCCGGTCTACCCGCCGGAGTTCCTGGCAGCGTGCAAGCTGGCCGCCGGAGGCTCCACCCTTGGAAAGCTCCGGAAAGAGAACCGGGCGTTATATGAAAACCTGAAGCTCACCGGCACGGATGCCGAGAAGGCAGCCATTGACATTATTGATAAATACATGGAGGGACAGCAATGAATACCACAAGCCTCATCGGCCGCTTAGTTCGCGACCCGGAAACCAGATACGCCCAGGGAGACCAGGGCATGGTCATCGTCCGCTTTACGCTGGCGGTAGATCGTAAAGTAAAGAGGGAGGGCCAGCCTGCGGCCGACTTCATCCCGATCACGGCCTTCGGCAAGACCGGCGATTTCGCCGGCAAGTACTTCCACAAGGGCCTCCGGGTCGGCGTGGTCGGACGCATCCAGACCGGCTCCTATAAGGGCAAGGACGGCCGCACCGTGCACACCACGGACGTGATCGCTGAATCCTTAGACTTCGCCGATGGAAAACAGGAACCGGCTCCGTCCCAGGCCTACGCACAGGCACCAGCTCCGGCACCGGCAGCGGCTCCGCAGTACCAGCAGGCACAGATCGACCCCGCCGGCTTCATCCCGGACGAGTCTGAAGACGATCTTCCGTTCTAAAATCGAGGAGGCAACAACATGAGCTCTATTTTCCAAGCAAACAATGAGAACTGCATCGAGTGGCTGACGGGTGACGAATGGATCACCGTCACCCTCTCGGAGCGACACCTGTGGAGCGTCGTGCGCAAGCTGGCCAAGAAGTACCCAGACCGCGTGGAGATCCTCGCGGAGCCGAAGAATAATGGCGGCTATATGTACGCCCACCTGCCGATCGAGTTCCTCCAGATCAGAGACCCGGGACGTCACCCGGCGAAGAGTGAGGAGCAGATCGAAGCAGCCAGAGCGATGGGCAAAGAATCGCAGAGGAAGAGGCGCGAGAGTGCCGAGATTTAAAGACCTACGTCTTTGAATTTCGAGCGAAAAACGGCGTCTAAAGCCGAAAAGGTATAAACATACCACCCGATGGTTTTGGGGCCGTTTTTGATCAAAAAACCACCTATGCAGAAGGGAGTTTCACATGAAGAAATTATCGAAGACTATGGAGCAGATCCTTGCCTACATGACCGCCAACGGCGGCATCACGCAGGCGGATGCGTTCCTTCATCTGGGCGTCGGCAGACTCGGCGCCCGAATCTATGACATGCGGGAGCGCGGCATCCCGATCGAGGCCCGGATGGTGGGCGTCAAGAAGAAGGACGGGAGCCAGGCGTTCGTGGCCTGCTATTCGTTGGCGAAGGAGTGGGCGGAATGAAAGATTCTATGGAATACACATACAAGAGGACAGTATACAGAAGCAAGGCGGAAGCAATGTGGGCCATGATTTTCGACCAGTGCGGTGTCCCTTTCCTCTACGAAGAGACAAAGGCAACTGTTGGGGGCGTGTCATATATCCCAGACTTTCGGATTGTTGTTGATGGAGGTGCTTCTGATTTCTTCGTTGAGTACAAAGGGCAGAACCGATTTAGCCCAGAAGCAGCCGACAAGGCTCGGCGTTTCGCTGAAGATCGAGACATTATAGTGATTTACGGATCAGTTCCGAAATCCATCGGTGAGTATGTCAACGAATACAGCCGAAACCACATGGTAAACAGCTCCTATTTTATCGCAAACGGCAGGACATCGCGCCCGGTGATTCCGCTGCTTGATGAAGGTGTTCCGAGACTTATTGACGCATACGATCTCATGCAAATGGAGCAGTATAGGGGAGCGAGGACTGTCGTTGACGCAGCGTTCGAGTGGGCATGGAACGAAATGTATGGAGAGGCCGCAAAGAAGAAGAAGTGGAGAGAAGAAGCCGGCGCAAGGATTAAGGCAACCAGGACGTTCCTTGACATTTCAGGCCCTTGCTTTCTGAGGATCTTTGTAAAAAACATGAAGATCGAAGAAGCCGCCGGCGAAATGGGTGCCATTGAACGAGGAGTGGCGAATGAAAACTTCGACGAAACCATTGTTAAGATTCTCGAATGGATAGACAATCTTGAACTGAAAGGCGTGGTAACTAATGGCTGAGCGCAGAATGTTCGCGAAGACGATCGTGTTGAGCGACGCCTTCCTTGATATGCCGCTGGGTGCCCGGTGTCTTTATATGACGCTGGGCATGGTGGCGGACGATGACGGATTTGTTAATAATCCGCGGAGCATCATGCGGCAGACCGGAGCCACGGATGACGACATGAAGATCCTGATCGCCAAGAAGTTCGTCCTTCTCTTTGATGACGGCGTCCTGGTCATCAAACACTGGCGGCTTAACAACTACCTCCAGAAAGATAGATACAAGCCTACCGTGTACCAGGATGACTATAACCGGCTGGTCGTTGATGATAAGAACATCTACCACATGCCCCAGGGAGAAGTAACTGATCCATGTATACATAATATGTGTATACACAGTACAGTACAGGATAGTACAGTACAGGATAGTATAGGTCAGGTCAGTACAGGCACTGTACAGGGCGAGCCGAGCCTGGAAGAGGTCAGACAGTACGCGACGGAGCTCAAGAGCAAGACGGACCCGGAGCGGTTCTATAATTACTACGCTGGCAAGTGGGCCACGATCCGAGACTGGCGGGCCCTCTTCCGCAGCTGGTCACAGTCTGACGAAAAGCGGCCGGCGGCTCAGCCTGCACAACAACAGCGCAAGGGCAGCTACTTCGTGCCGCATGGCCGGGCAATGTCCTACGCAGAATACGAGGCGATGGCACGGCCGGCAGAGGATGATGATGACGATGACGCAGCCTTCGAGGCGATGCTGAAAGGAGGAACGACATGAGCGACCTGATCGACAGGCAGACGGCGATAAATGCGCTTGATCGGATTTTTGACCAATGTGAGGAAATAGAGGCGCATCTGCCGAAAGGCGATCCTGACAGAACTGGTTACAAAATGTATCCGGACTATATGACAGTGTGGAAATATCTGCATCAATT